TTCTCTACACCAATTTCTGTGAGGATTTCAGGTAGTTTATTCTTTAGGTAATAGTAGTTGGACAGGGTGCCGTTGTGATGGTGACATTGCCAAGATTGAAACTGTCTTAAACCATGTCAGTGGGGCATATGCCTGTATTTGGATTGATCAGAAGAAAGAAATTCTCTATCTGCTCCGTAACGCCGAACGACCTTTGATTATTGGAGACACTGCTTTTGGTGCCCTCATTGGTTCTGAGGCTGGCTTCATGTTTGCGGCGGCCAGTCGCAATAGCACCAAAATCAAGAGCTATGAAGACGTAGATGTACACACACTCTATTCGTTCAAGCTCAATCAGAAGTCTGTAACCTATAAGAAGGAGAAGCTTGAAATAAAAAAAGTGCAGCCCCCTTATATGGGGGGCACCTCTGGCAAGAAGGATGGTGTTACTGACCTTTCATCATTTAAGGAGGTGGCATCCAAGAATGCCATGAAGCGATTTCGCGGCAAGTTCCTTGGAAAACAAGTGTCCGTCTGGGTTAATGAATGTTGTGCTACATCGTTTCCGTCTTTTTCTCGATTCCTTATTAAAGGGGAGTGTTTAGACCTAGAAAATACAATACATCTAGTACGTGGCTATATTGACTTGCCTATCAATACCAATAGCAAGGATATTGAAGGCACTTTGCTGTGGGGCACCATCACTGCCGTTGATTATGACCACGAAAATGGCGCTTTCATTATCTCCGTAACCAACTTAATTCAAAATGCCTACCAAACTACGACTTCTTTCTGCTAATTTAAAGAGTGGCAGTCTTAAACGACTCGCGGAAGGATTATCAACCAAGCTAGGCTACAAAGTGTGGCGTAGCAGCAAACAAAAACCCAATCGGATTCATCTCAAATATGGCGATTGTCAAGACAAAATCACGCAATATAAGTGGTTTCAGGCCAATAATATCCCGTCCGTGCCTTTCACCACAAGCCAAAGCGAGGCTTCCGCCTGGGTTGCTGACGGGCAAACGGTCATGGCGCGATGCCTCACGCGTGCATCTGAAGGTCGGGGCATTGTTGTCCTGGACTCTACGAAGCCGTGGGTACTGGCGCCTGTCTATACACGGTATCTCAAGAAAAAGCGAGAGTTCCGTGTGCACTGCTTTAAGGATCAAGTGGTTGCGGTTCTTGAAAAGAGACGCAAAGTGGGATATTTAGGAGATAAAAGCGATGCTAAAATTCGCAACACGGCTAATGGTTATTGCTTTTGTTCTAGCAATGTTGTTGAACCAGACAGTATACGAGAGCTTGCGCTGGCTGCTAGCAAAGTAACAATAAGTGATTTTAAAGGTGTGGACATTGGATACAACGAAAAGCTCAACCAATTGTTCGTCATTGAAGTGAACAGCGCGCCAGGAATCGAAGGTAGTAACGTAACTAAATATCTTGAGGCTATTACAAATGCTTCTTAAAACACATTCATTTAAATCAGAAGCTGTAGATTTTACTACTTTTATGTTTGAAGCTAATAAACTGCTAAATAAGTACAAACCAGAACAACTTCAAATTCGTTTGGGTTTAGAATGGGATGATTGGAACCAACAAAAAACCCCTATTCAAATCTGTGTCTACAAAAAGGAAACTAAGTGATGTTTGAAATCAAGCCACAAAATAAATCTAGCTATATAGAAGAAGGACAAGAAAATCCTATTCGCTGGCTTATTCTTTCCAAAGTAGATGATACAACCTTGCAACAAGAAAGCGCATGGATTAAATGTAAAGACTTCTTCAATGACCTTGCATACACCATCCAGACAGGTAAGAAGTTCATTATCTATGGCTTCAATGCTGGTAATATGAACCCTCCTAAGCCTGGGGAACCTGTTTACATGCTACTAAAAGGTCTATCAAAGGGCTTTAAAAACAATCTAAAAGTTGTCAACTTGTGGTTAAAAGAGTCTAACATCCCAGAAGTTGTGACACATGAATACAAAGATGGACAGCTTATCGTTGTATTTGATCCTTTTTACTTTACCAATGTGTACAACATTAGCCTCATTAGTTTGCTTCTTCGTGTTGTAAACTGTGACACGGTTTATAAAACCTTCAAAGAAATTGAGAAGTCTCCACATCTGATACATGGTGACAAGAGCAAGTGGGGCACAGTTGTGAAGAAAGGTGTTTATTTTAACATTCCAGACAAGATGAAGAAATATATTTGGTATTGCAGTGATACAGTTAACAGTGAAACTCCGGGTAAGGAATATTCTGTTAGCAGCCTTGTTCATAACAACGGTGTTGTTTCTTGGAGTGCTTTTCTATGATTTCCTGTCCGATTTATAAAAAGAATTCTATAATTAATTGGCTTTTACGTTATTTTGGATATTATGATTTGAATGGTTGGAAAAATTATCCTGGTTGTTCTTGGATGTTTATACATTATACTGGTTGGGTAGCTTGGCCTGATTCAGGTGAAGGTTCCGGCTGCAATGAAAGTGCCTAATGCGCTGTGACTGCTGTAATAGAGCTTTGTCCGATTATGAATGTTCTTTAAAAAGTGTCGCAACAGACGCCTATATGAACACTTGTGTCAAATGTTTAACAGGTCTACAAATCCCCGTGAAAGGAAATGGAATGCTAAAGAAGAAACTAGATGAGCAAGAAGCTGCATATGACGAATGGAATGAACACGATTATGAAGTAGACCATCTATATGAGGATGTTCTCTTAGAAAATGATTTATATATTGAATATCCGCAGGATGATAACGATGAAACGTGCTGAACTAGATAGCAAGAATCCACCAGGACAAGTAGACAACACAAAAGCATTAGATGCTTTTGCTTATGTCCCAAAGCCGGAGCTTGTAATCAAGCGACATACTTTAGGCGAGTATATTGACAAAACTCTCAAGCATGAAGCAATGCTGGATCGTCAAAACAAAAAGAAATTGACGTTTGATGAGTGGTGGAGTAGTCCCGTAGGTATAGCCCTGTCCCCTTGGGGAGATAAAGATGATTACGAAATGTTTAAATCTATTTGGAAAGCAGCACAGGAGAATGCACCTTCACCTTCGGTTCCAGGTGCTTGAATGTGGCATTCCTTAAACACACAGCTTGTCCACGTTGCGGAAGCAGTGATGCATTGGCTAACTACTCCGATGGGGGCCAGCACTGCTTTTCTTGCGGTTATCATCCCCGTGTTGATGGTAGGGTTTTCCTTAACCAGAGAAATGTAAATGAGCAAGATGAAGAAATATCTAGAGACAGCAACTTTTCCGAAAGGAAAACAATACCAGAGTGGTTTACAGAGCACCTTCCATATGAAGGAACAGAGTGGGCAGCAAGCTATGGAATCACCGTCCCAGAACTCCTTAAATGGGGAGTCAAAGGGTCTATCAAACCACCAAACCTATTATTCCCCTTATTCTTTACCGGAACTGAACAAAATGATAGAGGAGATGAAACTCGATCAAGGGGACGTTTGGATTTACGACAGTGTGGTGCATATCAAGTCAGAACCTTCGGTTCCTCCAAAGCCTCGACGCATCCTGAATCCAACGTCCCAAAATACTACACCAAAGGAAGTGTCTCAGAAATCCTCCCCATCTATCAAACCAGGGAACGGAATGAAACTAGGCGAATTGTCCTGGTAGAAGACTGTCTAAGTGCTATGAAAATAGCCCGTCAGAGCGACGCGATGCCTTGCCTGACTAGCACCCTATCCCTAGCCAAATTAAAACGCCTCAGCAGCCTCTATGACACCTTCCTGGTGTGGTTAGACGGGAACATGTTTGATAAGGCACAGCGACTAGCCCGCCTTTTACAACTTCTAGGGGCGGATGCCAAGGCTGTGTACACCGAAGATGATCCAAAATGCTATAATGACGACCAAATCAGTCGGGTATTGTTGACAGGCAATCTTAATCCATGCTAAACTATAGGTATGTTTTCTTCTTTTATGTATAATTTTCTATTAATTATACTATTTTCTTCTTTTAGGTAATATATGGTAACAGATAGTGAACTAAGAGCTTTATTTCTTAACTACTTTTATAAAAGAGGTTGTAAAGACTCTTTAATTAATGATTGGTTTAATAACACCTATTCTTATGGAGATTATGTATTCGGACAGGGAGATACCTATTATTGGTATCAGCAACTAACAAACACCGTTGCTCCAAAACCACCAGTTAAAGAGCGTAGGGTTATCAATGCTTAAGAAAAGTCAGAAGTTTCTCAACTTCATCAATCGTAGTATTAAAAAGGACTACAAAGAAGCAAATACTGCTCTTCCAAACAACTATCCATACACCTTAGAAACTGTTCCTAGTTTTTTCTGGAATCTATGGTATCCTCGTTATTGTGAGGAAGTGTTGAAACATCCTCCTAAGCCTTACGTAAGTAAAAGCACTTTTATTCTTCCAGAAAAGAAGCCACGGAGAATTATTAATGCCTGAGTTTAAAGAGTGGATTATAAAAACTTTGCTCTCTAGAGGTTTTACTTCTATATATATAGAAGAGGCACTAGACAAACTATATAAACCAGAGGAGGTCTTAGAAACACATACATGGACTGGAGAGTGGTATATAGCCTATTGTAAAAGTGTGTTAAAACCACCAAGTAAAAAGGAGGCTAAGTCTGAACGTCGAGTTATCAATTGTAAAAGCGTTTCTACAGTATGACACATGGGAAGCTTATTCTGGAAATGTTACAACAAAAGATTTTCCAGAAGAACTACAGCTTCTCTATCGTACTCTAGACTCTTTTCATAAGACACAGAACACAGAGAAAACCAATTTACATGTAAATGATTTAGCCAATTTGTTCTTTGCTAACAAACCTAAAGACGAGGAATTTTACAAGGGAGTATTTGACAACCTAGCTACATATGAACCAAACTTACAAACTGTAGTTGCTCTCATTGTTTCCATTAAGCGTAGCAAAATGCTACGTGAGTTGTCCATCACTTCATATGAAGTGGCTGAAGGCAAGGCTAGCTTCGACAAGCTTGTGCCTCTCCTCAATGGTCTTAAAGAAGAACAATCTCCGCTAGCAGATCAAATTGAGTTTGTCAATGATGATTTGGATTATCTTGTTAACGAAGCCATTGCTAAACCTGGCCTTCGTTGGCGTCTAACAACTCTCAATCAATCTCTTGGTAGTTTACGTAAAGGTGATTTTGGTTTCATCTTTGCTCGACCAGAAACAGGTAAGACAACATTCTTAGCATCAGAGGTGAGTTTCATGCTCACCCAAACAGAAGGCAATGTAGTATGGATCAATAACGAAGAGGGCGGCAACAAAGTTATGTTGCGGGTCTATCAAGCGTTCTTTGGAGTTACAAGTGAAGAGTTGTTCGCAAATGTACCAAAATATAAAAAGCTTTTTCAAGAAGCAACCCAAGGCCGTTTTAAACTCTACGACAGTGCGCAAGTTGACCGGACAACGGTTGAAGCGATCTGTAAGAAATGGAAACCAGCACTATTGGTCATTGACCAAATTGACAAGATCAAAGGCTTTGACGCAGACAGAACGGATTTACAGTTGGGCGCTATATACATTTGGGCAAGAGAAATCGCCAAAGAATACTGTCCGACAATTGGTATCTGTCAGGCGGATGGAACGGGCGAAAACGTACGATATCTTACTATGTCTAATGTCGCCAATGCAAAGACGAGTAAGCAAGCAGAAGCTGATTGGATTCTTGGCATTGGGGCAATTCACGATCAGGGGTGGGAAACTATTCGATTCCTCCATATTTCAAAGAACAAATTGATGGGCGATGTAGATACCAATAGTAAACTGAGACACGGAAAAATGGAAGTTTTAATTCAGCCAGATGTGGCTAGATATAAGGATATGCGATGAAATTACCGGAACTGCCGGAGCCGCTGTGCCCGCTGGCCGTAAATGAAAACACCGGAGAATGGCCAGCGGCCCGCATGTCCGGTGAACCAGTGTTCGGAGCCGAGCAAATGAAAGCTTATGCCGCTGCTGCTGTAGAAACCCTCCGCGCCGAGCGGGATGCGTTTAAAGCGGATGCAGAGCGGTATCGCTACTTGCGAGACACGCCATGGTCCACAAGTGTTTATCATGTGGTTGTGTGGCACGCGAGCGCCAAATGGGATGCCGAAATCGACGCTGCCCGCGCCGCTCTGGAGCCCAAGAGGGAAGCATGAAATATCCAACCAATAGAACAATTATCTATACCATTGTACGTACAGAACACGGAGAAGAGTTTGATACTTATCAAAGAGTATTGTCATATAATCCTGTAGTCCTAGACTCTTTCCGTACCTTAGAACGTGCGGAAGAGGTTGTAGGACAATTTGAACAGCAGTTTAAGGAGGCAGGAGTAGATGGCTATATGTTTGAAGTGCAAACTTCTTCTTTTTACGACGAATAGTTTCTTCACTACGCTCCAGAAACCATGATTAATGATTATCCCTTTCTAGAGATGCTTCAAAACATTTGTAAAGATGTTCTAGCATGTGGTGCTACCAAAGCCCATGTAGCAGGTGGTGCTGTTCGTGATAGCCTTCTTGGCAAAGAGATTGCTGATATCGATGTGTTTTACAAGGGAGAGCTTGATCATGTAAAAGTACTAAAGAAGTTTACTCCTGTAGAGCTTCTATCTGAAGAAATCATTAATGCTTATGGTAGTGGAACTGAATGGCTAGTTAAATATGCCAAGCTTACACAAGAAGGCATTCAATGGCCCATTCAGCTTATTCAAGTGAAAGACTTCCCCGGACACATTAAAACCTTTGGAGCTGGTATTAGTAAATGTTGGGTTGATCTAGAGGGACTACACCTGTCTCCTAGCTTTCTCAATAATGAATATCTGGGTGTCATTGATTTTTCTGTAGACAATGAGTATTCAGACAAAATTAAATTTAAATATCCAGATATGGAATACACAGGTGTAGTAGGAGATGGGGTGCCATTCTGATAATCACAAGTGATTTTGAGGTCACAATTTACAACAAAGGCTCTCCCTTTGATCCACGTAACAAAGCTATATGCTTAGGAGTTAAACTAGATGACCAACAGACAAACGTCTTTTTTGATAATTTTAGTTTGGATTCTTTGGCTGGTTGCTTTGTGTTTTTCAATGCAAAATTCGATTGTCATTGGTATAGGCGTTTGGGCATCTGGCCTCTTACTGGCACTATTTGGTGTTGTCAAATTGGTGAGTTTATCTTGGAAGGACAAACCAATCGCTACCCATCCCTCGAACAAGCAGCGATAAAATATGGGCTAGGACACAAAATTGATGTAGTTAAGGAAGACTACTGGAATAAAGGTATTTGCACATCGGAGGTGCCTCCTGCTGTGCTGGAAGAGTATTGCAAACAGGACGTAGAACTAACATATAGGGTCTATCAAAAGCAACTAGAGCAATTTCAGGCCAACCCCAAGCTGTTTAAGCTGTTTAAACTCTGTTGCCAAGACCTTCTTGTATTAGAGGAAATGGAATGGAACGGACAGCTTTACGACGAAGCTCTGTGTAAACAACGTAGTGTAGAAATAGAAAAGGAAATTGATGAACTTCACCTCAGCCTTAACGCTGTTTATCCTGACATTAGTATTAATTTTGGGAGTAATGACCAGCTATCCTCCTTTCTATATGGGGGTCCAATCTATTATGAAGAAACTGAACATGTGGGTTTCTACAAAAATGGTAAACCTAAAATTAAAAAAGTAGAAAAGGCACACACACTTCCACGTCTTGTTGAACCTCTAAAGGGTTCTGAAATGGCTAAGGAAGGCTTTTATGCAACAAATGAACCAACTTTACGCAAGCTTAAAGGACCGGCTGCTAAGAAGTTTGTGGGTCCTCTCCTTCGTCTTGCTGAGTTGGAAAAGCTTAACAACACTTATTATAAGGGACTACCTAAAAAGAATGAAGAAATGCATTGGAAACCAGGAATGATTCATGGACAATTTAATCAATGTGTAGCCGCTACCGGACGACTTAGTTCGTCCAACCCCAACCTCCAAAATTTTTCTGGAGAATGTTTAGATGTTTTTGTGAGCCGTTATGACGAATAAAGACGCAGAATACCTTATGGATTTTGTAGAACTCCCACAGAGGCTTTAGAAGGGCTTCCATGGCTTGGTGTGTAGCAAGAACATCCTTGGTGTATCGCTTGCCTTCATGGCTTTTCTTACCAACATCATAGCTGGAGAGGCTAGGCATGTCGCTAAAATCCCCGATACATACAACTACATCTGGCTTCTTAGCTACAATATATTTACCAATGTTTGTGAGAAACTTGGTGTCATCTCCAGGCCGAATTTGACAATCAGGAATTACAAAATGTTTAGTCATTTTTAAAATACTCCCCTAGTTCCTTTTTCCAAGAAGCATTTTTTGTTTGTAAAACTTTTGCTACTTCTAAAAGACTTTCCTCAGTCCAATAACCAAGTAAAGACATATCAGGCCAATATTTATAAAAACCATCTTCATCTAGCATTACCTCGCCAAGATATTTACCATTGGAATGATAAAGTTTATAGCCATCTAGTTTCAATCGTCTAGTCCCTCATTTGTGTCTATCATACTGAATGGTAGGGCCCCTTGTTGTAGAAGATAGTTGAGCCCTGTCTGAATTACGTAGTCGGCTTCTTCTTGCGAGAGCGTGCCTTCAAACTTGACGGTGTGGCTTATTCCCACTACTTTACTTCTGGGGTTCTTGGTCGTCCTTGTACATCTGCTCAAGCTATGCTTACAAAAAACATCAGTCTTGTGTTGCAGGGCACCAGCAAGGATTACAAATTGCAATGGGCAATCGCGCAGATGGTTCTTCCATTACGTCCATCATTGCTGGAAGCTGTTACGAGCATAGTGAAGACTACCTGGGACCGCAAGGAAACAAACACTGGCGCGGATGCCTAATGCTTCATGGTGTAAACAATGGTGAATTCGATGTCATGCCTGTCTCACTCGACTATTTAAATACAAAATATGCAAACTGACACTAAAATAAGCGGAACTAAATACGACAAAGCTAAGCCACGTATGGACCTCCTAGACATGGATGCCCTAGAGGGCCTAGCTGCTGTACTCTCATTCGGAGCAGAGAAATATGAACCTTATAACTGGAGGCTGGGTATTGTCAATAGTCGTCTTATTGCTTCCATGCTACGGCATTTATCTGCTATCCAGCGAGGAGAAGACCTGGACCCTGAAAGCGGCCTTAGCCATATTGATCATCTCGGCTGCAATTGGATGTTTCTTAGTTACAATTACAAACAACGTCCAGATTTAGATGACCGACCATCAACCTCTAAGGAAAATACAAATGGAAAACTTTCTTCTACAACATATGCATCTGGTATTGATTGGGTGTCTCGTCAGCTATGTGCTGAGCAATCTTGCAGCTCTGCGATGGGACAACTTATGGCTCAAAGTCAGCAGCTTGGGCTCTATGACCGCTCTCTTATCGATGCTGTTATGGAATATAACACTAAACGATCAGGCACTAATGGCGCTGTGGAACCAAGCAGTGATGAACTCAATGAACATCCAGGGTATTATCCGACACCTTTCGGGTATCTAAGCGAAGATATTGCTAAGGCCAATCTGGCATTACAGAAAGAACTAGATGAATAATTTTTTGAATACAAAAAACAATTTAATCTACCTCGCCACACCTTATTCTAAGTTTCCAAAAGGCCGAGAAGCAGGACATAAAGCCGCATGTGAAAAAGCAGCCCAGCTAATGCTAGACGGCCATTATGTGTTTTGTCCCATTGCTCATAGTCATTCAATTGAAACTGAGGGAATGGACAGGGTACAAACAGGAGATTGGTGGTTAGAACAAGATTTTGCTGTGCTAGCCCGATGTGATGTGCTTATGGTCTATCAAATGCCTGGGTGGGACACTTCTTATGGAGTAAAAGCAGAAATTGCGTTTGCTAATGCTCATGGTATTCCTATTACAACGCTAGCCTACACAGAACAAGAAGAGGCACAACTTGAATTATTCCCTACAGACGCTTAAAGAACTTGTAGCAGCTAAGCTTTCTCCAGAAGAAATTATGGATGTTCTTGGGTGGACAACTTATGAACTTGTAGATGCTATTGAAGATGCTATTCGAGAAGCTCATGAGGAGTTTGAAGAAGTCTTATGACAGGTTTGAAAATTCTTAAAGAACGAGAGACAGAAAAAACTCGTGGCAAGAAGCGGTTTCTAGAGCGTCAACAAGAAGACCTAGAGGCAGAACAAGAGATTAAGGAATTCAAATATGAAGACAGCGCCGATGAGCGTGGAGCTGATAGACAAGATGGGGTCAGACCTGAGCGTAGTTAATGCTGCTCGGGTTAGTTTTGCTAAGCAACATGATGAGATAGAAGACAATGACCCTAAGCTTATTTCTTATTTAGCGAAGCATGGTCATTGGACACCTTTTGCTCATGCCTTTCTTTCATTTCGTATTAAAGCCCCCATCTGTGTTGCACGCCAACTTGTTAAGCACCAAGTAGGACTAGCATGGAATGAAGTGAGTCGTCGTTATGTAGACGATGAACCTGAGTTCTGGTTCCCGAAAGAATGGCGTGGTAAACCAGTAAATGCTAAGCAGGGAAGCAGTGATATACTCATTGATCTTTCTAGTGATATGTCCAACTACGATGAGTATTATTTACCAGAGTCTGTTTGTGAGTTTTGTTGTACTGCCTATGATAAGATGATTGTGGCAGGTGTAGCGCCTGAGCAAGCACGGATGGTGTTGCCACAAAATACAATGACAGAATGGATTTGGAGTGGTAGTCTAGCTGCCTTTGCACGAGTAGTCCGTCTGCGCCTCGACTCCCATGCACAACAAGAAACGCAAGAGATTGCAAAACAAATTGCGAATCTCGTCCCTGACGAATTCGCCTATTCATGGAAAGCATTAACAATTGACAATTAATCGTTTTAGGAATACATTCGGTGAGAACATCTTTAGATACAAATATGCTCAAGGCCCTGGAGATAGTTGGGACAAACTCGCAGAACGACTCGTTGATGACGTATGCGGGACACGTTCAGGGACCCTCTCTGCACTCATGTCACCAGCGGATCGTAATGATTTATCGGAAGCTATTAAAAGGATGCAGTTTATCCCGGGTGGACGCTACCTATACTATGCAGGAAGACCCTACAAAGCTTACAATAACTGTTACCTACTCCGCGCTGAAGAAGACACCCGAGAAGAATGGAGCGAAGTAACATGGCGAGCAATGAGTTGTTTAATGACTGGTGGGGGTATTGGAATTGACTACAGTCGCCTTCGTGCTTCAGGAAAAGCGCTCTCGCGCACAGGCGGTACAGCTTCTGGCCCAATCCCTCTTATGTCAGCAATTAACGAAATTGGACGAAATGTCATGCAGGGAGGCAGTAGACGCTCAGCTATCTATGCGTCCCTTAACTGGCAACATGAAGATATTTCTAGTTTCCTTACCGTTAAGAATTGGACAGAGCAACAACGAGCAAACAAAGCTGTAGACTTTAATGCCTATGCTCCGTTGGACATGACTAACATTTCTGTTAATTATGACGACTTAGCTTGTGTATATCCTGGAGCAAAAGGATCATTAGCAAATAATCCTGTATTCCTACAGAATGTTCGGCAAGCCATGGAAACAGGTGAGCCTGGATTCTCTTTCAACTTCGGTGCTAAACAGAATGAAACTCTTCGTAATGCCTGCACTGAGGTTACATCTGAAGATGACTCGGACGTTTGTAATTTGGGCAGTATCAATATGGGAAATATATCTTCGCTGGAAGAATTCAGAGATATTGTTTCTCTTGCCAGTAAGTTTCTTGTCTGCGGGACCCTACGGGCCGATTTGCCATATGAAAAAGTCTACAAAATTCGAGAGAAAAATCGTAGACTGGGTCTGGGACTTATGGGAATACACGAATGGCTCCTCCAACGAGGACAACAATACGAAGTGACGCCAGAGTTGCACTCGTGGCTAGGAGTATATGAAACAGAATCTGAACGAAGTGCTAACGAACACTGTGACCGGTTCTACATCAGTCGTCCAGTTGCCTACCGTGCAATCGCTCCAACAGGAAGTATCGGTATTCTTGCAGGCACTACAACTGGAATTGAACCTCTCTTTGCAGTCGCATATAAACGACGGTTTCTTACCGAAGGAACTAAATGGAAGTATCAGTTTGTCGTGGACGGCACCGCCCAATCCCTAATTGAAAAGTATGGTGTTGACCCAAATAAAATTGACAGTGCAATTGATCTAAGTAGCAATTATGAACAACGAATTAAATTCCAAGCAGACATACAAGATTACGTTGACATGTCAATTTCCTCAACAATTAATCTCCCTTTTTGGGGATCAAAAGAAAACAATGAGGACAAAGTTGTTCAGTTTAGCGATGTGCTTGCTAGATATGCTCCCCGCTTACGTGGGTTCACCTGCTATCCAGATGGAAGTCGAGGAGGTCAACCCCTCACCAGTGTCCCCTACGAAGAAGCCATCAAGCACAAAGATATC